GGGTCAGGACGGATATGTTCCGCCGGAAGAGTACAATCAGGATTTTGATGGTGTTTCCTTAGAGCCTGAGGATTTCTCTGATATCGGTGAGGCAAAGGTACTTGCAAGAGAGTATGAGGATGAACTGATTTACAGTGATGCGACAAGCTTCCTTAGATATGACGGCACCTGTTGGCGTGAAAACAAGCAGGATGCGGTAGGAGCCGTGGAAGAGTTTCTGGATATGCAGCTCGTGGATGCCAGGGACGAACTGAACAGATGCATTGAGGTTCTGGTGGAAGCTGGATTGCCTGAAAAGGTTGTTAAGGCTGGTGGTAAGGCACTTGAAAAGCTGATTACACCTGAGCTTGAAAAGGCATATGCAGCATATCTTGCTGCTAAGAACTACTACGCATTTGTAATGAAGTGCAGAAACTTCAAGAATCTCGTAAATGTTCAGAATGCCGTAAAGCCAATGATTCAGATTAGAGTGGAAGACTTAGATGCGAATGAGAACATGCTTAACACACCTGATGCAACTTATGACCTTAGAAAAGGTATGGCAGGTGCTATGGAGCATTCTCCATCAGATCTTCTCACAAAGATTACTGCTGTATCGCCTGGTGATAAGGGGAAAGATTTGTGGGAGGAATCCCTTCAATTATTTTTCTGTGGTAACCAGGAGCTTATCGAATATGTGCAGATGACCTGTGGACTTGCAGCAATCGGAAAGGTATATGAGGAAGCTCTCATCATTGCCTACGGAGAAGGTCGAAACGGTAAATCCACATTCTGGAATACGGTATCAAAGGTTCTTGGAACTTATGCAGGAACTATTTCTGCTGACACTATGACAGCGAACTGTAGAAGAAATGTGAAGCCGGAAATTGCTGAGCTTAAAGGTAAGCGTCTTGCGATTGCAGCAGAGCTTGAAGAGGGAATGCTTCTTTCAACCTCAGTTCTTAAGCAGGTCTGCTCCACTGATGTTGTCAGAGGTGAGAAGAAATTCAAGGATCCATTCGACTACATACCGACTCATACTGTTGTGCTTTATACGAACCATCTTCCAAAGGTAAGAGCCACGGATGAGGGTACATGGAGAAGACTGATTGTCATTCCGTTCCACGCAAAGATTGAAGGCAAGTCAGACATCAAAAATTATTCGGATTATCTTTTTGAGAATGCCGGTTCTTATGTTTTGGCTTGGATCATCGAAGGTGCCAGAAAAGCAATTGAGGCTGACTTCCATTTGGAGAGACCTAAGGTAGTTGCAGATGCTATTGCTGAATATCGTGGAATGAACGATTGGCTTGAGCACTTCTTAGAAGAGTGCTGTGTCAGGGGTGATGGCTTGGAAGAGAAATCAGGAGAGCTTTATCAGGAATATCGCTCTTACTGTTTACGCACGGGTGAGATTTCTCGTAATAATGCAGACTTTACAGCTGTTCTTGAAAAGGCTGGATACACACGCAAGAAGAAAAAATCTGGTATGTGGGTGCAGGGATTGCAGCTTAAAGACACAGATTTTGCAGAATAAATGACAAAAGGTGCAGGGGGTGCAGGACAAATACCTATATCGCGTATGCAAAAATTTTTATGGTTTTTTGCTATATGGAAAGGTTGTGTATCATCCTGCACACCCTGCACCGCAAACAATTTTTGATGGAGGATTCGCAATGAATTTTTATAGATGGATGCTTAAAAAACATAGCAACGACCATGCACCTGTGGGTGACCTTGCCAGAGATATGAAAGGTGACAAGCAGTTTCCTCGTGACGGAGATAAGGCAAAGATTCAGGTATATCTTGAAGGATGTGGTGCTTGCAGCGGATGTATAGATGCATTTGAGAAGGCATGGGCTGAGTATGAGAGAGAAAGAAGTAGAGCAGAAGCTTGTAAAAGCAGTTAAAGCCAGAGGTGGTATTTGCCCTAAGTGGGTGTCACCGGGATTTGATGGAATGCCAGACAGGATAGTGTTTCTGCCTGGCAGACACATTGGATTTGTTGAGGTGAAGGCTCCGGGAGAAAAGCCCAGAGCATTACAGAAGTCAAGACACAGATTATTAGAAAAAATGGGGTTCCATACATACATCTTAGATGGAATCGAGCAAATCGGAGGGATTTTAGATGAAATACAGTCCACATAATTATCAGAAATATGTAATCGAGTTTATAAAGCAGCATCCGATAGCAGCCATATTATTGGATATGGGTATGGGAAAGACCAGTATCGTGTTATCGGCATTAAATGAGCTGATGTATGACAGCTTTGAGGTAACGAAGGTTCTTATCATAGCACCGTTAAGAGTTGCCAGAAATACCTGGTCGGATGAAATCAAAAAGTGGGATCACCTGAAAGGACTGAGATATTCCATTGTAGTAGGAACAGCAGCTGAGAGAAAAAAGGCACTGGCAGCAGATGCAGATATTTTCATTATCAATCGTGAAAATGTTCAGTGGCTTGTGGAGCAGAGTGGTGTACCTTTTGATTTCGATATGGTTGTAATTGATGAACTTTCATCCTTTAAGAACTGGCAGGCAAAGAGGTTTAAGTCTTTTATGAAGGTACGACCTATGGTAAAAAGAGTAGTTGGTTTGACGGGTACACCTTCTTCCAATGGACTTATGGATTTATTTGCAGAATTCAAGGTTCTTGATATGGGTGAGAGACTTGGAAGATTTATTGGCCAGTACAGAGTGAATTACTTTAAGCCTGATAGAATGAATGGTCCGATCGTATATACCTACAAGCTGTTGCCTGGAGCAGAGGATAGAATCTACGACAAGATTTCAGATATCACGATTTCCATGAAGGGAACTGACTATCTGGAAATGCCAGAGCTGATTTCTACAGAATATAAGGTTTATCTGGATGAGATTGAAAAGGCAAAGTATGAAGCCTTAAGAGATGAGCTTGTGTTACAGCTTCCGGGTGGTGAGATTACTGCATCTAATGCGGCTACTCTTTCGGGAAAATTATCACAGCTTTCAAATGGAGCTATTTACAGCGATGAGGGTGATGTGAATATCTTCCATGAGAGAAAGCTGGATGCACTTGAAGATTTAATTGAAGCTGCAAATGGCAGACCTGTATTAGTGGCTTACTGGTTCAAGCATGACCTTAGAAGAATATCGGAAAGACTTAGCAATCTTGGGGTAGATTTTCAGCAGTTAGATTCTGATGCCAGTATCAAAAAGTGGAATTCAGGTCAGTTGCAGGTAGGACTTATCCATCCGGCATCTGCAGGTCATGGTTTGAATTTGCAATCTGGAGGAAACATCCTTGTATGGTTTGGTATCACATGGAGCCTTGAACTGTATCAGCAGACTGTAGCCAGATTATGGAGACAGGGTCAGACAGAAGGGACCGTATCTGTGATTCATATTGTTACAGATGGAACTGTTGATGAGAGAATCCTAAAAGCCTTGGAAGCAAAAGACCTCACACAATCGGCACTTATAGATGCCGTGAAAGCAGAGGTGGGAGATGGCAAGTAAGAATCTGGCAGAGGATCCATATGAAAGACTTGCGAATGCGATTATCCTTAGTGCGGCTGCTGATTACAGAGCCGCACTCAAAAAGGTAAAGCGTAATCCCAAAAGCAAGTCGGCAATAGATGAGGCCTTACAGATTGAGAAGTTTTTCAGAAGTTCGTGGTATCAACAGCTGACTTCGGTAGATGGAGAGTTTCTAATCCGTAAGCTTCAGGACGAAATAAGACAATCAGAGTAAATCCGAGGGAAATTATTTTTTTCGGAGGTGGCTTATGACAGCTAAGGAATATTTGAAGCAGGCATATCTTTTGGATAAGCAGATACAGGTTGAGGTAAAGGAACTGGAACAGCTTCGTGAGATGCGTGGCACGATCCAGGGATGCACTTATGGAGAAAAGATTGGGACAAATCCCAATAGAAATCTGGAAGCACCATTCATTAAGACCATTGAGAAGATATGGGAGTATGAGCAGAAGATTGATGCAAAGATTAACAGACTGGTGGATCTTCGTGCAGCAATCAATGCGGCAATAGAAAGTATGGAGAATCCGGAGGAAAGACTTCTTCTTAAATACCGCTATCTGAAAAATGAAAGCTGGGAAGATATTTCCTATGACCTGAATGTATCTTATCGTACCGTACACCGTATTCATGCATCGGCATTAAATAATTTTGTTGTACCGGAATAAGGTTGGCACACTTTGTCCCAACAAGGCATAAGCATATGTGTTATTATGATAGTGTCGAAAGTGTACGACAAAGCAGAGCCTTGAGCGAGAGAAATCGCCCAGGGCTTTTTTCGTGAAAGGAAGTGAGCACATGCCTTATAGGAGTAACATACCATGTAAACATCCTGGCTGTGCGGCACTCATTCCGCACGGTCAGATGTATTGTGAGGAACATAAGCCTTTACATACAAAGGACAGAGCTCATGCAGCAGAGCGTGGCTATGGTGCCAAGTGGCAGCGTGAGAGAAGGAAGTTCTTAGAGGGCAATCCATTCTGTGTGAAGTGTTATGAAGAAGGGCACATCACTATGGCTACAGTTGTGGATCATATCAAACCACACCGTGGAGACCAGAAACTCTTTTGGGATAGGTCGAACTGGCAGCCTTTATGTGAGCATCATCATAATGTAAAGACAATGACCGAGGATAGATTCAAGGAATATCGGTTCTGATGGAGCAAGGGTAGGGGGTACTTGAATCTCTACAGGCCTTAGTCTCCAAGACCGGCGCCCCCTCTTCTGTGCAAAATCGCGAAATGGAAGAGGGGGGGTATCGTAGAATTGCAGTAACTGAAATGGAAACTAAATGAATAAATTGATATAAAATGGTAACTATAATATTGACTTTAATTCGTATGTGACATATAATAAGCATGAGGTAGAATGACTTTTGTTGATTGGAGGAAGTTAATATGTTTGATGTGAATTCCATGATAGCTGCAAATATTGTAGCAATTCTTAAAAAACAGAATAGAAAACAAATAGATTTGGCAGGGGCATTGCAGACAAATAAACAGACAATAAGTAAGATGCTTAATGGTTCAAGAATGATTAATGCGATAGAACTGAAGCGTATCGCAGAGTTCTTGGGTGTTAAGATGGAAGAACTTACCAAGCTTCAGGGAGATTCTGTTGATACAGATATTGTTCATGCGTTCATGGGAAAAGTTGAATCAGAGGAAGCTAAAGAAGCACTTAATATTGCTGATAAGCTTTCAAACATGATTCTTTTCCATAGTCGAGTTAGAGATAATGGTATGGCTATGATGAAACCTTGGGAGGCATAATGGGAGATACTTTTTTTGAAAACTTGTTTTATAAGCAAGAGAAGCAATTTGAAAAAATAAATGATTTATCAAAGGCTTTTGCTGTAAATTACTGTGGAAATACCATTATTAGAGAATCTATTTTTGGCATAGTTTCAAATTATGCACGTAAGAGGGAACTGGCTCTTGAAGTGCTTCGTTATCCATTTAGGGATGATGAATTATGGGCGTTTACCTTTGTGAAGAAGGGTACGATTTTCTTGTGTGTGAATACAGAACTGCCAATGTGTAAGCAGATTTTTGCAACGGCACATGAGTTATATCATATTCATTGCTATGCAGAGGATATTAATACCAGCACTATTACATCAGGTTCTTTATTGGATTCAAAAACGGTTGATGAAGTAGCAGCTACGCAGGAAGATCTTGAAGCAAATGCTTTTGCAGGGTTGCTTTTGATGCCGGATGCCAGTGTGATAGAACAGTTTAAGATGTTTGGAATCTCAAAAGAGAATATGGGGATTGATGATGTGCTGATTCTTATGGATTTGTTTGCGCTTCCTTACAAAGCAGTTGTATTGCGCTTAGTAGAGAGCGGTGTGATTACAGAAGAGAAGGCCAGAAATCTTTATCAAGAAAAAAGTGAAAGCATTGCAATCAGAATTGAATTGACTGGAAAAGCAGAACAGTGGCAGCAGAATAGTGGAAGTTTACTCCGCTATGGAAGTTTGTTGGATAATCTGGCTTTTAACTCTGAACACGAATTACTTGTGGATAGTAGAGAGGAATCTGATAGGGCATACTTGGAAAAAATCGGAAAGGAATTTCGGAATCGAAAATAAGGTGAGTATATGGCAAATGAAAAATATGCCTTGCTGGATACTGACTTTATATCCAAGATGCATTTGATACGCAAGGATGATCATAATAAATTAATAGACAAAATTATGGCAATGCCAGGTTATTGCTTTTATTGTCATAAACAGATTCAAGTAGAAATCATGCGTCACAATATAGCTGGGGCACCAGAATGGTTTCAGTCGAAAATTGAATCAAAATCAATATGTATGTATGACGATGAAATGATACTGGATGAATTATCAGGAGTCTATGGTGAATGGGCTATCAGCGCATATGCAGGAATGCTTAAAACTGCGTGCGATGCATATAAAGATGGATATTTTGAAGAGAAGTTTGTTCTTGTGTCTCAAATGGACTGCCGCAGTATAAGTAGAGAAGATTTTTTGAAGCAACTGCAAGATGATTGTGACACTATCGGCGAGGGACAAAATCTCGGAGAACTGAAGTCATATGTCTTATTGCAAGTGCTGAATTTGAAGTTCGGTGAACAAATCTATGTCTTTTGTTCTGATGATAAAAATGCCAGAAATGGTGTAATCAGTATAGGCGGAGCTAGATGTATTAGTGTATTGTCATCGTTTGTAAGGCTGAAAAAAGAAATTAGCTTTACGAAAGAGGATGCTATGCCATACATCGATTCTTATATGAATACTTGTTTAGGAAAAGATCAAACAGCATTCAGGGTTCAAGATACTTCAAAAGAGAGGCGAATGTGCAGGATACCATGTGAGCAAGTATTTGAAGAGATATTTGATGGGAAAATAGATGAGTTAATAACTGGAAATTTAAAATACATATAGATATTCATCATGAGGATCGTGTAGAAATACATGGTCCTTTTATTTACACGAGTAGTAAGGAAAATGCCATGCTTGCATGAGCATTTGACGAGCACCGCGATAACCCAAGAAATTGATTTCTTGGGTGTGCAGAAAATTAAGGAAGGAGGGGATTCCAGTGGCAGGAAGAAAGCCAAAGCCTACAGCGGTTAAGAAGCTGGAGGGTAATCCAGGTAAAAGAAAACTGAATACGAAAGAGCCAGTTCCGGCAAAGGGAATGCCTGACTGTCCGGAGTGGCTGCTTCCAGAGGCGAAGAAAGAGTGGGAACGACTTGCGGATCTGATGAACCAGATGGGAGTTCTGACCGAGGTGGATATGGCGGCATTTGCTGCATACTGCCAGTCTTATGCCAGATGGAAGGAAGCGCAGGAGCATATAGATTCTGAGGGGTCGACCTTTGAAACGGATAAAGGATATCAGCAGCAGACACCTTGGGTTGGTATTGCAAATACCAATCAGAAGCTGATGCTGCAGGCGGCATCCGAGTTTGGACTTACGCCTTCATCCAGGTCACGTATTGTGGCTGGTAGTGCAAAGGGTAAGGAGTTGGAAGATGAGATGGAGGCATTGCTTGGGGGTGATTTCTAATGGCAAAGGAACCAAGACCAAAGGGATATCCGAAGCTTAAGAATTATAAACCTTCCCAGTTCATGCTTCCGACTTCACATTATGATAAGAAGAAAGCAGACAGGGCAGTGACCTTTATTGAGAATCTTTGTCACACCAAAGGTAAATGGGCAGGAACACCATTCTGGCTATTACCGTGGCAGGAGCAATTGATAAGAGATATATTCGGGATTGTAAAACCTGATGGGAACAGGCAGTTCCGCACTGCATTTGTGGAGATATGTAAGAAAGTAGGTAAGAGCGAATTAGCAGCAGCAGTCGCTCTTTATTTATTGTATGCGGACAATGAGCCTTTCGCAGAAGTGTATGGTGCAGCGGCTGACAGACAGCAGGCATCCATCGTATTTGATGTGGCAAAACAGATGGTAGAGATGGCACCGGCTCTGATGAAAAGAAGCAAGCTGATGGGAGCCACTAAGCGTATTGTGAATTACAGTAATGCCGGATATTATCAGGTGCTGTCAGCTGAGGTTGGCGGTAAACATGGATTTTCGGTGAGTGGATTAGTATTTGACGAAATCCATACTCAGCCAAATCGGCAGTTATACGATGTACTTACCAAGGGTTCGTCGGATGCAAGACAGAATCCGCTTCACTTTATTATCACGACTGCAGGCAATGACAGACATTCTATTGCATATGAACTTCATACGAAGGCGGTGGATATTCTGGAAGGCAGACGTGTGGACCCGACTTTTTATCCTGTAGTCTATGGACTTAAGGACGATGAGGATTGGGAAGATGAGGCAAACTGGTACAAGGTTAATCCTTCTCTTGGATATACCGTTGATATTGAAAGGTTGAGGGATGCATACAGGGAAGCAAAGCAGAATCCGGCTGATGAAATCACATTCAAATGGCTTCGATGCAATATGTGGGTCAGTTCGACCGTTGCATGGATTCCTGATGCGATTTATATGAGAGGCAATGAGCCGATTGATATGGACGCACTTGCTGGTAGAGATTGCTATGCGGGCCTGGACTTATCCAGTACCGGAGATATTACGGCACTGGTACTGATATTTCCACCAAGAGATGAAGAGGAAAAGTATGTACTTTTGCCATATTTTTGGATTCCGGAGGAAACCATACCAAGAAGAGTGAAAGCTAATTCTGTTCCATATGATATCTGGGAGAAGCAGGGTTACATCATGTCCACCGAGGGAAATGTGATTCATTATGATTTCATCGAGAAGTTCATTATGGACTTATCAGAGAAGTATCATATTTTAGAGATTGCGGTGGATAGATGGAATGCGACTCAGATGATTCAAAATTTGGAGGGCGAAGGTTTTACCATTGTTCCTTTTGGTCAGGGATTTTCTTCAATGTCAGCTCCGACGAAAGAATTCTATCGCTTACTGATGGAGGGAAGAATTATTCACGGTGGGAATCCAGTGCTTAGATGGATGGCAGGTAACGTTGTTATTGACACAGATCCTGCTGGCAATATTAAAGTAACCAAAGCTAAATCTAAGGAGAAGATAGATGGCATTGTTGCCGCAATTATGGCGCTTGATAGATGTATACGTCAAGAAGGGCAGAGTGGCAGTGTGTATGATGAGAGAGGACTGTTGGTGTTTTAAGGAGGATGTATGGGATTTTTCAGTAATTTATTTCGGGGGAGGGATGCTCCTTCTAACAGTACAGCTGGAAGTGGATATGGATTTTTTATGGGGAGCACGGCTTCCGGGAAGAGAGTGAACGCAAGGAGTGCCATGCAGATGACTGCGGTGTATTCCTGTGTGAGGATTCTTTCGGAGGCAGTGGCCAGTCTGCCATTGCAGTTTTACAGGTATAACGATAATGGCGGTAAGGAAAAGGCGGTGGATCATCCGCTCTATTTTCTGCTGCATGATGAGCCGAATCCGGAGATGACTTCTTTTGTGTTCCGGGAGACTTTGATGACGCATCTGCTTTTGTGGGGGAATGCGTACAGTCAGATCATCCGGAATGGAAAGGGTGAAATTGTGGCTCTTTATCCGCTGATGCCTGACCGGATGACGGTGGACAGGGATGAGCATGGCAGGCTTTATTATGAGTATCTGGTTTATGACGGGGATGATGTGGACGGAAGAACCGGGACAGATCCGGGGGCGAACGGGAAGCTGGTGCGGCTTCAGCCGTCGGATGTGCTGCATATTCGGGGGCTTGGATTTGACGGGCTGGTCGGATATTCACCTATTGCCATGGCGAAGAATGCAATCGGGCTTGCCATTGCTGCGGAGGAGTATGGAAGCAAGTTTTATGCCAACGGTGCCGCTCCATCAGGAGTGCTGGAGCATCCGGGGACTTTGAAGGATCCGGGCAGGGTGCGTGAGAGCTGGCAGTCCACTTTCGGGGGAAGCAGCAATGCCAATAAGGTTGCTGTCCTGGAAGAGGGAATGAAGTATACGCCGATTTCCATTGCACCGAATGAAGCCCAGTTCCTGGAAACCAGGAAGTTTCAGATTGATGAGATTGCCAGGATTTTCAGGGTGCCGCCTCATATGGTCGGGGATCTGGATAAGTCCAGTTTCAGCAACATTGAGCAGCAGTCTTTGGAGTTTGTGAAGTATACACTGGATCCCTGGGTGAGCCGGTGGGAACAGGCAATGGTCAGGGCTCTGTTGTCTGCGGAGGAAAAGAAGAAGTATTTCTTTAAGTTCAATGTGGATGGGCTGCTCAGGGGTGATTACCAGTCAAGGATGACCGGTTATGCTACAGCAAGGCAGAATGGATGGATGAGTGCCAATGATATCCGGGAACTGGAAAATATGGACCGGATCCCGGAGGAGCTTGGCGGTGATCTGTATCTGATCAATGGAAATATGACAAAATTGCAAGATGCCGGTATCTTTGCCGGATCTGGAAAGGGGAAGGATACTGGTGAAGAAGTTTTGGAACTGGAAGAAAACGAAAACGGTGAATCAGGAAACCGGACAGGAAGCGGAGGAGCGGATCCTGTTCATGAACGGAGTTATCGCTGAGGACAGCTGGTTTGACGATGATGTCACGCCGGCTCTTTTTAAGGATGAACTGAATGCAGGGACAGGGGACATTACCCTGTGGATCAACAGTCCGGGCGGGGACTGTGTTGCCGCAGCGCAGATTTTTAACATGCTGTCGGAGTATCCGGGAAAGGTTACGGTGAAGATTGACGGGCTTGCGGCATCTGCTGCGTCTGTCATTGCAATGGCCGGAACTGAGGTATGGATGAGTCCGGTAAGCATGATGATGATCCATAATCCGGCGACGGTTGCGTGGGGTGACCATTCGGAGATGAAGAAGGCTATGGAACTTCTGGATGCGGTGAAAGAATCTATTATCAATGCTTATGTACGGAAAACGGGACAGAGCAGGGCGAAGCTGTCACATCTGATGGATGCGGAAACGTGGATGGATGCGAATAAGGCTGTGGAGCTTGGCTTTGCGGATGACATCCTGTTCCAGAAAGAGGAACAGGGCAGTGAAGGCGAAAATGGAGATCCAGGTGCTGGCCGTACAGAAAACGGGACGTCTGATTCCGTAATGTTTTCCAGACGGGCAGTGAATAATGCGCTGATGAATAAGCTGGAGAGGCATTATGGAAAGACTGGAAAATCCGTGAAAGATCAGGCGGGGATCGGCTTGAATGGAAATGGTGCTGAGGGGGACGATCCCTGTAATGGATGTTTCGGGGCGGCGGCGACTGCCTGCCAGAAGGGTGAAAAGCAGCCAGTGAAAACGCATGTGACAGGGGGTACTGGCACTGATCG